ACTATACTTAACAACAAATGGAATCAAGTTCAATTCTAATATGGGTCCTGCTAGAAACACCATTACGAGTGTTAATCATTATTATGTATATGCGTACATATAATAGATTTAATTCGCGGCCTTTGCACTTCGTATAATTTTGTCTAACCTATTAAAATAACTCACAGACCAAAAAACGTATACCCAATATGACAGAAACTTACAACGCGCTGAGTTTAAACATATTATTTAGAAACGTTATTGTAGCCGCGATAATACGTTTCAGGCACCGATTTCTTACGTATTTCGAGAATGACAAATATCAATTTTTTAAGAAATGTCACCATTATATTATAAATGATCGTAAAGCTAAAGGATTTTCAATATATGAAAATTTGCTTTATGTCCAAAGAGAATATGGTATTTTAGCTAGTGACTATTACTTCGAAAGATATGATATTGATGTTTTTGTTGCTTGTGATTATTATTTTCAAGACAAGTACCACCCGGATTTCTTTGTAGTGTTCCTTAGGGACCATGAAATTCCGGAGAGATTTTGGGAAGATATGAAGAGAATGTATCAAAAAGCTTACAGTGAGCATCAAACTGCAGACACAGAACTTGTTGCCACAGCTGGCTTACGATATACTCCAAAATAAAAACTTCCACATTCAATTATGGAATTCGTTCAGAAGGAAGTATTTGAGAGTGTCAACTTTACACGTATAGGAGACACCCCAGTAGACGTATTTGCTATGTTTATATGTAATTTTATAGAAATGCCTACTTATAAAGGTAAGTTTACCACTATTTATCTATTTATTTCTCATTATATATCTAAATTATCTACCTGGCATCAGGAAGATATATTAGAGAAAATATTGAGTAATTGTTTAGGTTTTATAGTTGATTATACTCCTTCTGGAGAGCTCATTTTACGTACTGCTACACCTAATGAATACATGAGTGATTTTGAAGCAACCTCAGGAATAAAAGACAAAGCAGCTCAATATTTAAATCTGTTTGATAAAATACTTGAGTTTCCTAATAAATATCTAAATTCTATCAATGGCTTACA